GACCAGGCCGTCGAAACGATCGTGGCCGCGCCGACATCCGCGGTGAAATCAAAGCAGAAGTTGTCGGTCTCGCCGATCTCGATCGGCGAAAACTGCCCGGGGATGTGCATTGGCTCCTACCAGGTCGTAAGGGCCGCGCGCACCCACGTGTTGGTGGCGATGCAGACGTAGAAGAAAGACCCGTCCCACGCGATCTGCCCGGTTATGCCGACATCGTCCGATGCGGCCGGGGTGTGGGTCGCGATCGCAAACTTGTCGGGGCAGTAGACGAGGCCGGCGTGGTTGTCGATCTCGAAGGTCGCCGGTCCGCTGATGGGACCGACCGCGAACCCCTCCCCGCTGCCGCTGCCGGTCGCGACCGAGATAGTGATGGGGTCGGAGAGGAAGGTGTAGGAGGTGAGCGCGCCTATGTGCAGGCCCATGCGCCAGTTGGCGTCCGTCGAGCTGTTGAACCTGAGGTCGTTGCCGTTGTCCAGGGCGAGGTTGGCGGACACGACCTGCACGTAGCTGCTCACGATGCCCTGGAGCCACACCGAGCCATTGGCGCCTATGACCACCTGGCCGGCGCCGAGCGTCGGCTGCATGTTCTGGCCGATGATCGTTGAGCCCGCGAAGTTGTTATCGATCGCGTTCTGTCCGATGACGACGGAGGTCGCGCCCTGGGCGCTCGAGCTCTGCCCGACGGCCACGCCGCCCCCGCCGAGCGCCTTGGCATTCTCCCCGACAGCGACGTTGCTGTCGTTTTCGGTGTTTGCCCACCCGCCGAAGCAGGCGTTGTTCCGGCCGCCGTCGTATGGTCCTGAGGCGTCGCCGAAGGCCGCGTTGAAGCTGCCGGTGGCGCTGAGCCCAGCGCCGTAGCCGAAGTAGGCGTTGCTGTTGCCGACGTCGTTCACGCCAGCGTTCGTGCCGAAATAGGTGCTGTAACGGTTGCCGTTGACGCCGCCGTTGGCCGCGCCGGCGTTGTTGCCGATGCCGAGGTCGTTGAGGTTGGAGAAGTAGGGGACGGTGAAGCCGCCGGTCGACAGTGCCGCAATCGCGCCCGTGGTCGTCTTCTTATCGGCGCCGCTTTGGACAATGCGGACTTGCTCGCTGCCGTCGAGCGTGCCGGCGTCAGCTTCCTGGCTGGTCTTCAGATTGGCCATTACTCTCTCTCCTCCAGACCGCCGTCCTCGCGCAGCTCAAACCCGCCGTCTTCGCGCAGTTCGAGGTTGCCGTCGCCTGGTGAAAGCCCGCCTGGCGGCTGCCCGGAACCCAAAGGCGAGAGCACGCGCACGCGCCCCGGCGAGGTGAGAATGCGGCCGAGCCCGACCGAGATCATGATTAGCTGCGCAGATCGGCGAGCATCTGGTCGGTCGCCGCCTTGCGCGCTTCCTTTTTGCCGCTGGTGTCGACCGATTGATCGGCCACAACGGCGGCCTGGCGCACGTCCATCGGTTTGCTGGGGTCGGCCTCGCCGCCATCGTCGGCGCGCACGATGTGGCCGCCCATTCGCTTGATCGTCTGCGCTTCGACGGCCGATCGCACGCCGTCGACCACGACCGATTGTCCCATCGCCAGGCGCTTCTGCACGCGGCGCTGCAATACGATTGAGGTCGCATTGGGGGCGGCACTGTGCGTCGCCTCGCCGACCGCTTCCAGCAGATCGCGGGGTGCGGCGCCGCCGAGTCGCATTGTCGGGTTGTCGCGCAATTTGCCCTCGGTCTGCGCCTTGTTCAGACCGGCGAGCACGCGCACCGCTTTCTTGACGGGCGTGCCGGCATGCAGCCGGGTAAACCCGTGCGCTTTGCACAGGTGCTTGCAGACCGCGGTCTTGTGCGCACCGGAATGGCCGGTGATGCCGATCAGCATAGTATGCTCCGAATAGAAAGGGGGACACCGCGATGAGTGAATTTCGTCAATCGGCCCGGCGCGAACTGGAGCGCATCGACAAAGAGATCGCTCGTCTTGGGAAGCAAGCCCAAGAAAACTACGAGCGCCGGGGGCTGCTCAGAGCGTTGCTCGGCCTATACCCGGCGACGGCCTCGACGGCGTCCTCGGTCGGGCAGCCGCCGGCTCGCGTCCGCACCCGCCCCCGTGCATCAACCGCAGTGGCGGGCAACGTTTTCACGCGCTTATCGCGCCGCGGTACAACGCCGCCTGGTCCGGCGCCAGCGGATGCCAGGGTCCTCAACGTGATCGTCAACAATCCCAACATCAACGTCGAGAACCTGCGCCGCCGCGTGGACAGCATGGCGCCGAATATCCTCGGGACCTGCATCAAACGCCTGTTAGCTCGCGGATACATCACCGGCTCGCCAAAGACCGGACCGTTCCGAGCGACCGGCCTGGCCCCTACTGAGCCGACCGTCACTCGGCTTGCTGCTTCCTATCCGGGCCGCCAGAAGGTGACCCGCGACGAGGTCATCGACGCACTGCGCTCGTTAGCGGCAGACAACCCCAAAGGTGTCGGGCCGCGACAGGTCATCGACAAGCTGCAGAAGCCGGGAGGTTACATCGACTATGCGCAGCTGCAGGTTCTGATGACGAACCTCGCCAAAGGGAGCGAGATCCGCAAGCTCGCCGCCGGACGCTACCTGCTCGCCGAGCCCGCCGCCGCTTAGCTCCGGCGTCGTGGCATTTTGGCCCGCTGGCGTTAAGCTGGCGTCGGTGGCGTGCGCGGTGTTTCAAACCCCGGGGACGGCCGAAGCCCCGGCCCAGGGGTCCCCGCCGCCCGCGCCATCAATTCTGCCCGGCGGTGATCGAAAGACTCTGGTTGGTGCCGCAGTTGGCCGGGTTGATCCCGTTCGGACCGACCACGATCACGCCGCTCGGCCGGATCTTAAAATCCGCGGTGTCGCCGTTTTTAACGGTGAAGGTGACCGTCGTCCCGTCGCCGCCGTTGATCAGCACGCGGCCGACCACGGTGCCCGCCGGCGCGTTGCACGGCACCGAAAAGCCAAAGGCCATCGCCAGCGCCGCGGCGAGCGCCTCGTTCATGGCTGCGTCGCGGCGACCGACAGGTTCTCGGTTGCGCCGCAACTCGCTGCGGCGACGCCGTTCGGGCCGACCACGACGTTCGAGCCGGAGACCGCGAAATCGTCGGTGTCACCACCGGTTGCGGTAAAGCTCGCCGGACTCCCGTCGCCGCCTGTCGTGCTCAGCGTGGCGACCACGGTCCCTGGCGCGGCGGTGCATGCAACCGTCGGCGCCGTCGGTGCAAAGACGACCTTGAGCGGCGCCTGAATGGTGATCGTCACCGTCCCGGTGACGCTGCTGGCCGCCTGTGCGGCTGAAATGCCGATGCCGATCGACAGACCCATCAGAAAGCGCGAAATAACGGAAGGCCAAAGCGGCATGGTTTTTCTCCTACTGCGGCACAGCGAACGCGGGCGGTAAGGCTTTGGCGATCAGCACGAGGCAGTCGAGCACGACAAGCCCGATCGCGATCATCAGCAGATAGATGTTGATCGCAGCGGCGGCCTGGTCGAGCCGGCGGGCAAGTCTGCGCATGCTTTGATTTCCCGAATGATCGGCCCGATCACTTGCCCCTTATGCATCACCGCGCTGTAACCAGCCGGCGTTTGGGAGCGGAACACGTAGATCGTGTCGCCGTATTGCCGGCGGTCGACGATCTTCTGCCAACCCGCGACCAGGTCTTCGAGGATCGGGTCGTGCTCCTCGCTCACTTGCCGCCACCGGACTTCCTGGCAGTCTTCGAGACCTTCCCGGAGAAGCCGCTGCCCGCGGCTGCACTGCTCGTGCGGTATCGGGCGCGCAGCCCCTTGGGTCGACGCAGGACAGCCTGGGCTCTGCGACGCAAGCCTGCCTTGGCGCTCATCTCAGACTCCAATCGCGGCTGTTCCTCAGATATTGGTGATGACGGCAACCTTCATGGCCGGCGTCACGGTGTACAAGCGCTTCTCGTTGGCCGCGATCCGCTGGTTGGCGGTGGTCGCCGTCGGGTTCGTGCCAAAGGCGATCGAGCAGACCGCGTCGGTGTAGATCCGGACAAACCGGGTGGTGCCGCCAAAGGCTGCACTGGCCGCCGAGGAGCCGCCGATGGTGACGGTCTGCTCGGCCGGCGGCGGCATGACGGGCGCCAGGATGTTTTGGCCGCTGGCATCGATGCCGAGCGAGCTGAGCTCGGTAATGTAAAGGGTGTGTGGATACGCCTGTGCAACAGGCAGGAACCCAGTGAGCGTGGCGTCGGCGATGACGGTGTCGGGATCAAATGTGCCGGAGTCGCCGACATCGTCCAGTGAAATGCCCAAGGTCAGCGGCAGACCGATACTGGAGACATCGGCGCCGCCGCTGGCTGTTGCCGGGTTTGCCCCGCTATTGTTCCAGTTGGTGTTGAGCGCGCCGGCGGCGGTCATCACCGTCCCGTAGAGCAAGGCATTCCCGACGTCCCACGCCATCACCATGTAGTCGCCGATGGCGGCAAGCGCCGGGCTGCCGGCGACCTCCGAGCTGTTGTGGCCGATGCCGTTGAAGCCCAGGACGCTGGAGGACTGGCCGTAGCCTGCGGTCGTATCGCCCCACCATTTGTTGAGCGGCTGCGAGAAGGTGCCGATCCCGGTGCCGAACAGCGAATTATTGGTCCCGGCGACGCATTTCACCCGCCAATACCATTTGCCGGCACTGATGCCGGTCCCGGTCGCGTAAGCAGCCAGCCAGCCGCTGCCGCTGGCATAGGTGGCGGTGTGGTTGCCGCCGCTCAGCGTCAGCCCGACAGCGAAATTCGTCGGATCTAAGGTCGTCACGACATCAGCTATTGGTGATGACGGCGACCTTCATGGTCGGCGTCACGGTGTAAAAGCGCGTCTCGTTGGCCGCCATCCGCTGGTTGGCGGTGGTGGCTGTCGGGTTCGTGCCAAAGGCGATCGAGCAGATCGCGTCGGTGTGGATCTGCAGAAACCGGGTGCTGCCGCCAAAGGCTGCACTAGGCGTCGTGGAGCCGCTGATAGTGACGGTCTGCTCGGCCGCCGGCGGCATGACGGGCGCCAGGATGTTTTGGCCGCTGGCATCGACGCCGAGCGAGCTGAGCTCGGTGATATACAAAGTCGACATTCGTCACTCCGAAAATGAAAAAGGCCGCTCAAGGCGGCCTGGGGCGGTCTAGGACCCGCTCGCTCAGTCGTCGGCTTTGCGGTAGAGCTCGCTCACCCGCATCTCGGTCGCACCGGTTTCGAGCGCCCCCTCGGTGTGGTGATGCCCCGCCAGCACGTAGAACTTGCCATCCCATGCGAGAACCAGCGGTTCCCACTGGCTGTGGTCGTGCTCGCGATAGTAGGCGGCGTCGTCGTCGACCCGCTCCTCGTCGACCACCCGCTGGGTCGCAACCAGGTCGCTCATCGCCACCGTGCGGCTGCGCGTCTTAGGCGCCTCGCCGCGCGCGATCGCGTCACGAATAATCTGCCAAGCCGCATGCTGAACGTTGGCTTCCGTAACGTCGTCGGCCAGCGGCATCTCGACCGGGCTGGCGTTGGCGGGATCGACGTGACTACTGGCTTTGTCCACTGGCTCGATCAGCACCGGTTCGAGCCAACAGCGGCAATTGGGGTGTGCCGGTGGTGCGTGGTGGCCCGACGGGAAGGCCTGGCCCAATGGCACCTCGCCGACGGCTGCGTTCTCCTCGCAGTCCGCGGAGACGTCGGGGTCCTGCATGGTTCTCCAGGTCGCGGCCTCGACGCGGTTGCTGGCCCTGAACGCCTGCAATGTCGCCTGCCACGCGGCGCTGGTCGTCTCGTAATCGGCAATGCGCCAGGCCCGCTCCGGCGTGAACGCCTCGCTCGACGCCAGCAGCTTGATGAACTCCGCCGAGCTCAGTTTCTCCTTGAGCGCCCGCGCCACCGCATCGCGGATCATCTCGCTGGTCGAGCGGGTGATCGCCTGTTCGGCGGTCGCGTCCTCGACGAGTTCCTCGCCGACCCATCTGCGCCCGACCAGCTCCGCTGCCCGATTGCGGGCAAAATCGGCGACCCAGGACGACATCTCCTCGGCCGCATCGCCCTCGAGCGGCTCGGCGCCGAGATCGGCGAGAGTGTCCTCGACGGTTTGGCTGGACACATCGGCAAGCGCGGTCTGCGTCGGGACAACCAGTGCGGTCCAGCGGCCGAAGTCGATCCGCCGCAATGCCATCGCGACCGCCAGGGCGAGCGCTTGATCGTGGTGATCGGGCGGCTGCTGCTCCTCGTCCTTGGCTTCGAACAACCGGCAGTGGCCGTCGGGATGGATGTCGCCTTTGACCAGGGTGCAGCTATCGGGCGCACGAAACATCGTGCAATGGCGGCAACGCTCGGCCTCGACCGGACCGTCGTCGGTGTAATCGGCCTCGTCCTGGCTAATCGTGCCGGCCTTGGCGAGCCTGGCCTCGCCAAGCGCCTCGATCAGCACCGGGGTTACTCGCGGCGCAGCAGGTCGCCGATATCGGCGGCGATCCGCGCGGGCTCGGCCTTCAGAAACGCCTCGAAATCGCGCTGCATCTGGGCGGCGGCCGCGGTCAGGTAGCCCGGTCGCGTGCGCTTGGCGAGCTGCTCGGCATCGACCGGGTGGAGGTCATCGGCGCCGACTTTCTTCGTGCCGGCCTTCGGCTGCTGTTTGCCGTTCGGTTTACCACCTGGTGCGGCCCCGCCCTCGGGCTTCTCCGGTTTCTGCCCCGGTTTGCCCCTCGCCGGCGGTTTTTCACCCGGTTGAGTTTGGCCGCGCGCTCGCGGATTTGGCGGTTTTGCCGGGTTTTGGCCTGGGACACCGCCTGGGGCACCGCCTGGGACAAGCATCGGCGGCGGCTCGGGCGGGTTGATGATGCTGTCGAGGGTGACCGGACCGGTGGCGGTCTTAAACATGATCTCGTCGCCGCCCTCGACCGGATCCAAACCCAGCTGGTCGCGCGCCTCGTTGAGCGTGTTGAGCCCGGCGCCGAACAGCTCGACCAGCATGTTGGCTTGGTCGGTCGGGTCGATCGGCTTGACGTCGGCCCAGGCGAATTCGAGGTCGGGATGGCCCATGCGGCGCTGGATGACCCCGTCGATCAGCCGCTTGACCCAGGTCATCAGCGGCGCCAGCCCTTCCTCGAGGGCGGCTTCCTGTGCGGTCTCAGCGGTCGCCCGGTTGACCTGGCGGGTGAACGCGGTCGGCGGCAGCGAGAAGGCGAAACAAATCACCCGCGCGCGCCACTCGTCGAAATCGTCCTTGAGCGGCGGTTCCTTGATTGACTGGTACTTGGCACCCTGGGGACCCCAGAGCAGCTTGGTGCGCTCGGCGGTGTTGCCTGCGAGCTTGCTGTCAAACCAGTCCTGAAAATGCGCGATCTGCTCGCCGGTCCAGCCGTCGGGCGCATTGACCATGCCGGCCGGAATGTTGCCTGCGGTGAAATGCTGCAACTGCATGATGCTGCGGCGGATCGAGGTATTGATCGTCAGCACGATCTGCTCGACCGGGCTGAACCCGTAGAGGTGATCGGGGCGCGGGTTGCGCGGGAAGTAGATCAGTTGTTGGTCGGTGAACTGGCCGACGACCTCGCCTTCCTCGGTGTTGGCGCGCGTGCCGTCTTCGAGCATCACCCACGGGCGGCCGTGAATGATCTGCTCAAACGCCGGGGCCGGCGGTCGCGGGCGGCGCCCGGTGTCGTCGATCAGCACCTTGATCGTGGCGCCATCGATGATGTCGAGCCCGATGATGTCGCCGCCGCGGTTGAGCCGCGGCTCGAGCGCCGGCGCATCGGTGACCAGCACCTGGTCGGTCAACTGCCGCAACCAGGTTCCGAACGGTGTGATCCCGTCCGGATATTCCCAGAATTCGGTAAGCTGCTGGATGCGCTTGTCGGTGCCGGACTTCTTTGGGGCGTCCTCGTCGCGCGACTTGATCGCCCACCCGAGCTTTTCGACCTGATCCTTGCGGGTCTCAATGCACAGCCGGGTGATGTCGTCATTGGCCAATGCCTTGAGCTCGGCAAAGCCGATCGGCTCAAAGCTCCTCGGCGTGTAGATGTAGTTGATGCCGACGGGAAAGTTGTACCGGCGAGTGCGCTCGTAATCGGTCGGCACCAGTGGATAGCCCGGTGCAAACAACCCGCCAGATGGCTGAAAGACTGGCGCAAACTGCGTGATGTCTTGTGCCCGGCCATTGCCGCCGCCGGTGTTCTGACTCCAGGCATAGCTATAGATGGGCGCGCCCTTGCCCGGTGTCTGACGGCGAAATGGCGCCATTAGCGAGCTGACCATTCCGACCAAAGAGGTTTGCACTCCGCCGCTCGGCATGGCGCCTCACTCGGTCTTGCTGTTTTGGATCATCTGGAACCACTCCATCGATCCCGGCTGCGGTGTCGGCGCCGGCGGCTTTACGACTTTGGCCGCTTCCGCGTTCGCTGCCTGCTGACGGTACAATTCGTAAATCCCTTCGCCGGCCATCGCCTCGACGAGCAAGTTGGTGAAGGCCCACACCAGCGCGTCGACACGATCCGGCGAAAATCCCGCAGTGGCGCGATCAAAATCTGTCGTGAACGCGCACATCTGGTCTTCGAGCGTCGGGAACGCCCCGACATGCCTGACGCGGCCGGGATCCTGTTCGTAAAGCGCCGCGACCGGCTCGGCGCGGATCACCTTGCCGCGCGTCGCGTGCACTGCAGTAAACGGGACATTCCGGTCGACCATGCGCAGTGTCGCCTCGACCATCTCGCCGCCATTGTTGACCTCGGCGACAATCCGGTCAGCCTTGTGCTCGCGATAGAGCGTGATCGCCTTGCGCGCCCACTCGGTCGGCGTGTAGTGCCCCGAATAATCACCGAGCACATAACCGTTGCCGGCTGCATCTTTGCCGGCGAGGATAATGCCGGTTTCGTCGGCGTCCTCACCGCTGGTGGCCGCCGGGTCGATCGCGACGACAATGCGCACCAACTCGGGCAAGGGTTTGTAGAGCGGCCAGCGCAATTGCTCGAGCCGCTCGCGGTTCCACAAGGCGCCAGGCACGTCGTCAAGGACTTCGGCCTCGAGCTCCTGGCGGCCGAGCCGCGTGCCCTCGTACTTGCGGATGATCTGTTGCAGAAAGGCTGGTGCTAGATTGTGCCGGTTTGCGTAAGTCGAACCGCGGACCACGACGGTTGTCGGGTCGGCGAGCAGCTCGCGGATGATCCGAACCGGCCTTGGTGTCGTGGTGACGACG